CCATTTTTTACGCTCAAAGATAATGAGCCTCCACTGATCGCCTCTCGGCGAGTCAGATTAACAAGATCAAGCCACTAGGTCAGAGATGACCCAAGGGCCGAGGTCTCGCCACACTGGTACGAGCATGCGCTTACGCGCATGACGTATACGGCCTGGTAGGGGGCATTCCTGCCCAATACCGGCTGCTTCAGTAATCCGTTGTTCTAGATAATTATCTATAACAATAGATTTCCCCTGTCGTTGCAACTTTGTAAGAAGCAACCCGTGTGAGTCAAACCATTTCTGGATTGGCTGGACTGCCCATACTTTCGTATGGAAACCCTCCCATTGTCTGGAAGGGAATGCTCTACGCACGGAACCGTCAGTCTCGTCAAAATTAACGACGAGCCCGACGTCACCGTACCCTTCGGGAATATACGGAGGTTTTACCCCCAATATACCCAGAAGAGTTTTCCAACAAAGAAGAAAAGCGCGATCACAGCCGAAAGTATTACGGCGATGAGCAAACCTTCTAATATTGTTGGCAGCGAGGAGTATGGCAGTTTTTCCACGTAAAGGTTCCTTTTGGAAGACAGGTTTGATATCGTACCCGTTCCAGTAGTGCGAACCGCAGCTTTCACGATAATAAGAGGAAGAGTAACTCTTCGCCTTGTTAACGGTGAAGCCTAGATCAGCACAGACGGACGAGTATGTATCAAAAGCAGCTGATGGAAGAATGACGTCATCTCCGTAAACCGAAATACCTGTACTATCTACTCCCAGCCGATTGCATGTTGCAACGGCAATAGAGTAGAAGATGAGGGACTCAAGCTCGAAGGTGAAGCCATTACCCATACTCGAGAACTTCTCGAAATATATTATCGAGTCGTCTAGAGTACCGTACGCGGACCGACAAGCGTCGAGCAGATGATACCATTTTACTGGTAGCAGATATTCTACGATTGCCTGAGAAATAGTATCACTGGCAGATGAGAAGTCGACAGTAGCTAAGTTATTAAACTTAGATGCTATGCGACAACGCTTCTGGTTGTGAGACTGATCATCCAGGTCCACGCCACAGAACCGAAGTTTGCGTCGAAGTAACGTTCCAATACCTTTTTGAAACCAGAGATTCAACCCTGGTTCAATGGCTATTGTGCGGTCGGTCTTCGCATTCTTAGGCACGGTAACAATCTTTGATCCACCGTTGATCTCGAATTGCGGCTCCCAATTGGGATAAGCAAGATGAAACCAAGGCTTCACAAAGTCGTAACAAGTGTTGCTAATCCTGCTCTCAGAGCAGAATTTTTCTGGAAAAGAACTGTCGCGACGTTTAATCTTAGTTGTCGCTCCAGGACCCCAGGAACACGAGTTAACAAAG